CCTGCATCTCCACCCCATGCAAGCCACATGATATATCCGTTGGAAGGGTTTGCTGTATTTCCCCAGTCCTTGCCCTTTTTGTCTACTTCATGACGAGAGAAGTATGAATACATTCTTTTAACTGTACTAAGAGATATTGTTTCTCCTCTTGCTAACTGACCTGCACGAGTCCAACCAACTGCAGTTCCTGCACCAGTTGCCTTACCATCTTCCTTAAACTTAATTGCTCTACGAGCAGCAGATCTTGCTCCTGCTGGTGGTGAGTATCCTTCAGCCTTTGTTACTGACTCATCATCATACTCAACTGTATCGTCATCTTCCCAAAGATCATTTGCTTTTTCAACTGGAACACAGTTAGGAACCATCTTACCGCCTTCTCCAGGCTTCATCCCACGCTGAACATAACCTTCCCAGCAAGGTGCTTTCTTTTCAATGTCTTCTGGACAACAATCATTTTTACCAATAGCATTATCATATGCATCAATCAATTCTGGTTGAGCATTCATATTAGGAACATCTTCAACAGTCATCTCTGGTTCAACTGGAAGTGGATCAATAGCAATAAACAAACTCATTGTACATGCAGAGTATGTTCTTGTTGCTTCCCATAGTCCATCTTCATCTTGTTCAAATAGTTGGATCAATACCGCAGGATTTTCTGGAGTTGCTTCAAGTGTATACTCTCCACCAGGAATACCAAGCATTCCTTCACGCATTACGTGAACTACCTGACCGATATGGAACTCTTCATCTCCACCGTGTGCAGTCATAGCAAAGTCACCTTCTTTAAGGTTTGGCATTGCTTTTATGATTTGTGTTGTATTATCAGAAATCTCTCCAATTATTTCTTTAACGACTGAAGATAATTCTTTAATTTTATCTGCTGCTGAGATTGTCGCTCCACCAGCATTAATACCAGAGTGAGAGTCTCCTACACCGCTTCTACGTCTTCCATAGCGAATGGCATTATTCTTGCCTGCCTCTACAACATTAGCATACAAAGCTCTTACTTGCTCTGTAGCCTTGCTTTTTGTAGGGTGTGTTCCTACAGTCTTTCCCTTGTCATCTACAACGGCATACTGTGAACCTGATCTTTGAATGCGATATGGCATAGTTTTCTCCTAAGTCTACCTTCTGATTATAGCAGATTACTTAGTCAGCAGTCTCTTAATTTCAAGCAGGCTTATCTGTAGTTCTCTTGACAAACCCTCAATCTCATCATCACTAAAGGCCTTATCTGTCAGGGTAACTAATGGGTCTGAGCTTAATAAATCAATGTCAACAAATCCATTTTCCCATAATCTCATTATGTCACGATTAACCTCATTTAGGTGTTCTTCGTATAACTCTGGCATTATTTCTTTAATAGAAGAATTAAATGCATATAGAGGTTGATGTGTATTATTGTCCATACCAACAACCTCAATAGCCCCGCTTAAGATTAAGGCTTCAATAGTTTCATCAATTGGATCCATTAATGAATTCCTCTATCTGTTCCCTGGTTTTAGCACCATTCATTCTACGAACCTCTTTACCATCTTCAATTAAAACAAAGGTTGGTACTGCTTTAATCTCAAACTTTCTACAAAGTTCTCCATTATCATCAGCGTCTATAAATTGAAACTTGATAACATTATCCCGATCAAGTTCTTCAGCAATCGGCCTTGTACGCTTACATGGGTTACACCACTCTGCCGTAAAGTAAAGTATGTGTCGCATTACTTACCAGACTTTGCTCTAGCTTTTTTAAGTGCATCAAAGTCTTTAACCTTAGTATCACCCATGTATCCCCACGCATAACCATCGTTGATCATCATGTCATTTAAAGATTCTGTGTCTCCGTTAATATATACCCAGCCCAAAATGCGACCATACTTCTCAGATGAATCCATCTTTTCAGTTTTAATCACAACAGATTTTGCATCCTTTAAAGCCTTCTTAAGGTACTCTTTAGACTCAAGGCCAAGGGCCTTCTCAGAAAGATCTTTTGTGCGAGACTCTGGGGTATCAATGCCTGCTAATCTTACACGGGATTGAAATAAAATATCAAACCCTAAATCAATAAGAACGTCAATGGTATCTCCATCTACAACATTCTCTACCTTGCGAACATAATACTCATACACACTATTCCTCTAATCTTTTTCTCTCATCAATAATTTCTATCATAAACTTCATCATTTTTTCATATCCAATAGGATTATCAACGATCTTATTGTAATGATGACTGCAGAATAAAAGCTCACCAGACTCACCAATTACCTTGATATAGGCTTGTGCAGCACATGAATCGCATCTATCTGTTGCATCTAACATCCATATTTGTTCTTCTTGTTGAATTGTCATACTCATATTATACTCCTGATTCATTAAAAAAACAAATTAGGTTAACACGATCTCCGCTAGTAACCTTTTGAACTTCATGTGGCATATCTTCTGTTCCAAAAAAACTAACAAAAGTCCCAGGCAATGGGTGTAATTTTATTTCTTTTGTAGGAAAGTTTAGATCTCCGCCAGTATAATTATCGGTTAAATATAGCATTCCAGAGCAGTCATTTGCGTAGTCTTCTTTATATGTATCAGAGTGTAGTGGATTTTCTCCGCCAGCTTTCATATGACTATAAAAAATTGACTTTAAAATCATTTTTTTATTGTATAATTTTGACATTGTTTTTTCCATGCTAGAACACAGACTTGTTAAAAGATCAATGGCCATATCATTTTGACCATCATATTCTGCAATCTTATTCTCTAAAGAAATTTTGCATGCTTGTCCTTCACCTTTCCCTACGCTGGTGTATATTCCATCACGATCAGTTTTTTGTAGGTTCTTTGAAAAACTTTCTACAAGAAATTTAGAAGTTTCTTTAGATATAAAATCTTCTATTACAAAAATTTTATCTTGAATTATTTGCATTAATTTATTTATTTTCTATTGTCTGTGGAATAAAATCCAGAGCCTTGAAACAAAATTCCTGGCGATTGCCATTGTCTTTGCATTGTTTCACTACAACACACAGGCTCAGTACTGTCTCCAAAATCTCTTTTGTATTCAACAGTAGATGAGCACTGTGTGCATTTGTAATCATATACGGGCATTACTTTTTCTTTTCCCTAAGTAACCATACAGGTGAGCCAGGAAACTGTTTTCCTAACTGATAGCCCAAAGCATTAGAAACAAATTTAATTATCTTAAATTTCATTACTTTACCTTTACCTTTGGAGGAATGTTAGCCCATACTCTTTCATGTAGAAAGTATCCTAGGGCTTCCCATAGAATGTATCCTAGAGCACCCAATGTAGCATACTCATATTCAACTTCTCCAGTCATAGCATATGTTACGATGGCAATGATGCCAGCAACACCTACTAGGTGAAATGTTTCCCAGCTTAATGTTTTAAGTAAGGTTCTCTTTGTTGATTCCATTATTTTGACTTCAATGCCTTGAATGTAATTGAATCTACAATACCGTCAGACTTTAGCTTATTAGCTGTTTGAAATGCTTTTATAGCTTTCTCTGTACCTGGACCAAAATCTCCATCAGACTTAAGTCCAAGTAACTTCTGAACCTTCTTAACTGATTCACCCTTTGATCCAACCTTAATTGGTTTAAAAGCTGCTTTCTTTGCAGGTGTTGCTTTCTTTGCTGCAGGCTTTGCAGGTTCTGAAACAGTTCCAGCCTTAGAAAGTAGTGGAGAATTTTCTTCTCCAGCATAAACTGGACGACCCCAACCAACTACAGCGTTAAGGATACCCTTCTTATTCTTTACATAAGCACGAGTCTTCTCTACACACATTCCACCATTGCGCTGGTCTCCCTTTGCAGTTCCTGATGTGTTTCCTTCAATAACTTGGATAGTACCGTCGCCATTATTCTTAATGCAAAGACCGACATGTGAAATACGATTTACCCCATCATCTGGGAAATCAAAATAGATCCAGTCTCCAGGAGTTGGATCATCATTACGAGCATCTGCCCAACGATTGTTTTTCTTAAACCAATCTGCTGCTGCTACTGTTGAAGCAGTCTTTGGATACTTCTTTGCATCTAGTCCTGATGTAAATGCAGACCATGAAACAAATGATTGACACCATGGAAGGAAGTTTGCACCAGTCCACTTGCCATACTTTGTTTCATTATCTTTTGGACCTTCAATGGTCCCAACTTCTTTCTTAGCAACTTCAATAATTGCCTCTAATGAGCCTTTGACAGCCATAAAAACCTCCTAAGTTTTGTATTACAAGTATACCAAAGAATGAGCCTTTTTGCAACATGCTCAGGTTGTCCCAGGTAGCGTCCTGAAATTTATTTTATCTTGATGGTCTTAGGCTTTTTTTCTTCAGGAACAATACGGTCTACATTAACATGCAGCATACCATCCTTAAGTTCAGCCCCAGTTACTTCCATGTACTCACCAAGGGCAAATGATCGTGTAAATTTACGACCAGCAATACCCTTGTGAACAATTTCAGCATCTGTTACATCAACAGTTTCACCCTTAATAACAAGGGTTCCATTGTCTACTGACACATCAATATCATCTTTGCCAAACCCTGCTACCGCAACTGATAGACGATATGTATCTTCATCTAATTTGATAAGATCATACGGAGGGTAAGACTGTGAATTTACCTTGTGTGCATTATTGAGACGGCTTAGTTCTCTATTAAAGCCAATAAAAAAAGGATCATTGAATAGATCCATAGCGAATTGTGTTACCATTTTATTCCCCTTTCAAGCGAATAAGTTAATGTACCCCCGAAGGCAGTACAATACTATTATATCAAACTTTTGGAGCGGATAGCGGGAATCAAACCCGCACATTAACCTTGGCAAGGTTACGCACTATCACTATGCAATATCCGCATTGCTGGTCTGGCAGGTCACGATCCTGCGACATCCGAATTAACAGTTCGGCGCTCTACCAACTGAGCTACAGACCATTAAACCTTATGGGTTTACCTTTACCACTTTGCTTGTAAGTGTTCCAGTACTTAGGTACTGAGTTGCTACTGCTACTGCTGCAGAAGATGTTGTATGAGGAATTAATCCAAATACTGGAGATGAAAAGTTATAAACATTTGCATCTGCAACATAGTCTGTGCTTGCATCTAAAGCATTATTGCTATTTAACACTCCTGATGAATTAATTGACCCAGTGCTTATTGATACTGTGTCAGCAATACATGCTGGATAATCAATTTTTGTTCCTGCTTTATTTCCAGTTGAAACAAACACAGGAATGTTCTTTGACTTAAGTGTTGCGATCAAAGCTCTTACTGTTGCATCTGCCTTTGCTAACCCACCATATGGTGCTGTATTAACATTGGCTGGTGCACATTCTGACTTTGGATTTCCAAAATATCTAGAAATTGAGACAGCACCAATATTAGATGAATTTGAGTTAATCCAATTTAGTGAATCAATAAAGTGACCAACATTTACTGATGATACCGAGTTTTTGCTTGGAGTTGTAGGCACCAGCAAAATAATTGGAGTAGATGCACTTTGCTTTTTTGCAACCTCTGCCATTGCATTTCCATGATTAATGTCATGAGATAAAGATGAGTTTTTTGCAACTACAACATCTGTGCATAAAATATTTTTTGTTGTAATGCACTTTACATTTGATGCACTAACCTTTGAATCAAAGTACGAGTCAATGATTACTAATGCTTTTTGAGTTGATGCTTGAACTGGTTGTACTACAACTAATCCAAGAACTACTGCTACTGCTAATGCTACCTTTTTCATTTTATTCCTATTCTATTACTTTAATTACTACTTGACATGGGTCGCCACCTTGGTCCCACTCTTCCATCTCTTCTTCACTCATGTAAGGATCACCCTCATGAGTGTTGCAAAACGGTTCAGTTACCCATCCCCGCTCAATTCCGTTTTCTAACCATATACGGAACTCTAAATGATTTTCTTCTGTGATCATATTATAAGTATATCCTTAAACGCTAACTACGTCAACTGGACCCATGCATGATGGATTAAATTTAATTGCTGCATTTACTGCACCAACTACACGCTTTCTTGCATCCTTAGCTTTTTCTGTGGCATTTAAATAACCATATGCATATTCTGCTCCAGAGCCCATAGCAAGGTAAGGAACTGTGTACTTAGATAAAGACATATCTGCAGAACTATGCTCGTAGATTTGACCACGAACTGCAACGATCAAACCAAAGTCTGATTCTTTCCCTGTCTCAACCCACCAATCAGTATAGAATTGCTTAAGTTGTTTAATAAACTTGGTTTGCATAAACTTATCTGTATCTTTAATGTCTGGGACATAAGGGTTAAAGTTATAGCGCATTCTCTCACCATCCATAGAGCCTGCATAACCAATAAGGTATGGACCTAGTTTCCATACTTTTGGTGCTGTTAGTGCTAGAATAGTACCATCATCAGATGCACCACGATCCCCAGCCATATAAATCTTGTTGTTTATTTCATCACGAACTACCGCAATACAAGTCATGCAAAAACCCCTCCCAGGTGATACCTTTTAAGTATACCATTGCCTGGAAGGGGCTGTCAAATAGGGTCAGATATGTTTAATTATGCTGACTTTGATCTTTTTCTGCGTGTTTCTACTACTGCATCTTGTACTGTTACTGCATTTTTATCTGTGGTAGAAAATGCTGCATTAATCTCATCTCTTGTGAGTCTGCCGTCATCCATAAATGCACGAGCTAACTTCTCAACAACAACTGCCACTGCGCTAAGGCCAGCAACTGTCATAGCCTTTGCTACTGAGATTCCTGCGATTGCACCAGCACCGATTACTGCTAATGCATTTGCTGCGAATACCGCAAGAATACGCATAAGAATATTCCAAATATTTGTAATACTGTTCATGTTTACTCCTCTCTATTTCTAATAGGGCTAGTTATAATCCAAAGAGCAAGTGTTGCCATTATTCCATAACCAACTATTGTTTTTGCACTACCGTCTAATACCACCCAGGCAATAAACATTCCAAGAAGAGTCCATGCCTGATCTACTAGATCTTTTAGTATATTTTTTATTACTCTTACCATTTTCTTCCTCCTCTTGAACCTGGTGAATTGGCTCCTGAGCCTCCACCAGAACTTCCTCCACCACCTGTGCTACCACCTGTAGCTCCACCTGTAGCTACTGCTGCTGCATTAATTGCTGCACCTGCTGCGACAACTGTAGCCACAACCATGTCCGTTGCTTCTTCTCTTTCTGCTTCGGTCATGTCTGCACCAATACTTCCAAGTGCTGCAAGGGCTGCTCCTGGATCAGTCAGTGCTGCTGATAAAAGTGCTCCTGGATCTTGAACTAATTCAATATTTGCAGCAACTGCTGCTGTAATTACAAGTGCATTTCCATTTTCATCTGTGCGAAGTTCAACTGGTGTTGATGGTGGCAAGTCTGCATATGAAACACCAGATGCTTTTACTTCTGCTGCTGAAACTGATTCTCCAGGCTTAAGATTTTCTAGTAAAGCCTCAACAAGAACTTCTTTTTGTTCTTCAGTTAATTCTTTTCCATCTTTTGCTTCTTCAAGTATTTCCTTTAACTCTTCCTCTTCTTTTTGTGCTGCTTCT